GGGCAGCTTTGGACGTTAGGGGGGATTTGGTTGTGAGGGGAAATTTTCATTCACCTGGTTCAGTCGTTCAAGTCGTAACGAATCCGGTTGTTGGACAATATGCGTACTCGGTTAATAATGCGCAAAAAGAAATAACCGCACTCAGAACATCCTTCAGTCCAAAGTTTAGAGATTCTTTGGTACTCGTACAGGTTTACTTGAGTTATGAAGCCAATTATAATGCAGTCATATACATAAAAGCCAATGGGTATGATATACCAACAGGTCAGGGTCGGTCGTATGGGTCACAGGAAGGTGTAATACCAGTGGCTTTCGATGGCGAGGTAGCTTCAACACCAAACAGTTCAACTTTTATAGTGCACCACATCTTAAATGGTGAGTCGACAGTTGAGTATAAAATATATTACCGTCCCACTGGTAATAACACACTAAGGTTGAATCGGGGATATACTGCTGTCGACGAAAAGGGTATGTCTTATGTCGTAATTACGGAAATAGCTCAATAAGTTTTCTCAGTGTATATCAATGACGATCGCAGACGCCTTGAAAGATCTCTATCCGAATTGTAGGTGGACACTGGAAAATTTCGATTACGATACATTAGAATGGCTCGAAGAAACTCCGAAACCCACCCTTGAAGAGCTCACGACCAGGTGCAACCAGTTAATGGCCGAACAACCCCTCAAGGAACTCCGCAAAGAACGCAACAAACGTCTGGCTGCATGTGATTGGACACAGTTACCAAATGTACCTCTTCCGGGTGCTAAAAAATACGAATGGGAAACGTATCGCCAAACTCTTCGTGACATTACACAAACGACCGAAGACCCCGCGAACCCTGTTTGGCCAACCCAACCGAGTCCGTAGGACTTGTACTCCTCGTATCTAACCTTCTAAGAATCTTGCAGATTCGTCCAAGCTTAAAAATAAAGTCTCACTATATTATAAAATGTCTGGTGGTATTGCCCAACTCGTCGCCGTAGGTGCTCAGGATGTACACCTCGTCGGTCAGCCCGAGGTATCTTTTTTTAGGTCGACGTACAAGCGTCATACGAACTTTTCCCAAACTGTCGAGCGTCAGGTCATTCAAGGCAACGTCTCGAACAACGGTATGTCCACCGTCCGCTTCGAGCGCAAGGGTGACATGCTCAACTACGTCTACCTCGTCCCCAACAACGGTAGCGCGACCCAAGCTATTGGTACCTGGTCTGACGTAATTTCCAAGGTGGAGATTCTCGTGGGTGGTCAGGTTATCGATGAGCAGGATTCCACTTACTCGACCCTCATCGCGCCTATCCTCTCCGCGACCAACTCTTCCAAATCTGTCGCCAGCGACCTCTACGGTGGTGCGACTGCCGAGCGGTTCTACCCTCTCCGGTTCGCCTTCTGCGAGAACTGGCAGACTGCTCTCCCACTTATTGCCCTGCAGTATCACGATGTAGAATTGCGTATCACTTGGGGTGGTTCCGCCGCGGACTACAAGTGGGACGTCTACGCCAACTACGCGTACCTCGATACCCAGGAGCGCGAGATGTTCGCTTCCCAGCCCCTCAACATGCTCATCACTCAGGTCCAGAAGGCCGTGTCTTCCGGTTCCAAGATGCAGGAGCTCAACTTCAACCACCCGGTCAAGTATCTCGCTGCCGGTAAGGCGACTGCTCTTTCTATCCTTAACAACAACAACAAGCTCAAGCTCCAGATTAACGGTACCGACGTCGCGGACTTCAAGTTTGCCGATCCCAACTTCTCCCACGTTCCTCTCTATTACCACACTTCCAACGCTTCTAAGCCCGCGACTCTCAAGACGCTGTTCTTCTACCCCTTCTGCCTCGATGCGGGTAAGCTTCAGCCTACCGGTACCCTAAATTTCAGCCGACTCGATTCGGCTCGTATCATCAACGATAACCAGAACGTCGATGACGACATTTATGCCGTGAACTTCAACGTTTTACGCGTGGAGAATGGTATGGGTGGTCTATTATATTCTAACTAAGTAGTAAAAGATGCTTTGGAAAATATTTTTTCTCCTCTCCATCGTTTTTGTATTGACGTACGATCCTAAGTCCAGGACACTCGAAACCTTTGTCGGTCAGCCCAAAACGCCGTCCACAAACAAATCGTGTGAAAACGCGCATTACGAAGCCGTCCAATTCGCTCAGACACCCTACGAGTGTCCTACCCCCGGTAAGACCAGGATGGGTGTAATTACTTAAAAAGAAGATGTTAGTTTCATTTATAAATGGTCCCAGTCACGAAGGACACTCTTTTAATCGTCGCCACCGTCGTGTGTGCCGTCGCTCTAGTATTTCTGTTTAAGGAGATGAACAAGGCCAAGAAGGATATCGATGGATTCAAGAATTTTTCAGCCCAGGTCGTCAGGCACTTGTCGGCCCCCGAGCCCGCCCCCGTTGAGACTGTAGAGAAGAAGGAGGAGATTGAGGAGGAAAAATCCGAGGAATAAACATATCGCCTTATAATAACTTGCGAATGCGCAATGAAAAAGTACAAAGCGATTGCAATACCGGTTAGCTTTGCTGATGGGAAACCTCGGTTTCTCACGGTGAGGGATTGGCGCTTTAAGGATTGGATTTTCGTCACAGGTGGGTGTAGACGACGGGAGATTTTCAATCCTTTACGGTGTGCCTTAAGGGAATTAGAAGAGGAGACACGGGGGGTTGTCTCACTAAAAAATGGAGAATACACGGAATTTAAATTTACAGTCAAAGAGAGTCCAACAGTAGAACTCGAGTACAATGTATATATCTTTTTCGTCAACTTTTCTCGCTCGGAACAGCAGACTCAGGTCCGAAAGTTCTACGAAGAAAAGCACAAGATGCAGTTGAAGAAATTAAACAATCAACCCATTCGTAAAACCCATGACGAAAACGATTACATGAGTTACGATACCCTCGAGGAGTTTAACTCACGTAAACGTTGGAAACTCATAATCGATAACGTTCTTAAAAACCCTAAATTCTACGCGTGCATAAGTTCTCATAACAGAAAAACCTTCTCTATTAAATAATGAAGTCCAAGGCTTTCATTTTAAGACAGATCGGTGAACTGCTCGAGAAGAATAGGGGTATGTGTGAACAGGAAGTGAAGGAATGGATGGCTCAGAATGAAGAAAAGACGGTCTACGAATTACTGACCTTTAAGAAGGAAATTTCACAGTCGAAGGAATATCCAGATGTGTCTTGTATGAAATGGTTTAGAGATGATGAACGATAAAAAGGTATGTTTAAAAAGTGGTACGCCAATAATGCGACCAATCTATCACATGTGCTCATGGACGGAGGAAAGCTCTCTGTGCCATTTGATAGGTTGAACGAATTTTATGATGTCTACATAGACGCTGTTACATCTGGAAAGAAGATTTACGTCGTGGAACAGAAGAGTGAGACGTATAACTTTTTCGTCGACATCGATTACAAGGACCCGGAACCTTTAGGAATCGATGAGATTCAGGACATTTCTAAGGTTATTTGTGAGACGGTAAGGTTTCACGGTGGTAAAGAGTGTCTCATTTCGGTGGCAAAGCCTAAGCAATGTGGGTCACTCATGAAGACCGGTGTACACCTGAATTGGCCGGGTCTCGTCGTCGATCAGGCATCCGCCGTCGCTCTTCGGGAACACATACTCGTGTCACTCGCCAAGTTTAACCGAAACGTCGAATGGAATGATATCATAGACGCATCTGTCTACGGAAGCGTCGTACGCCGCTCGAAAGGAAGTGGATTCAGGATGCCGTGGTCATACAAGCGAGCGAAACACGAGGCGTGTGGTGCACGAGGGTGTAAAGACTGTGAAAATGGTCAGGTGGACCAGGGTCCGTATCTCCCTTTGTTCATATACACGGATGAAGCGAAACGTATAGACCAAAAACCGAGTGTAGAGATTCTTAAGATGGCCGCTGTCAGGACGGATCAGCCGAAGAATGTCACCATAGACGTTCCATCCGTCAAGATAAAAGAGGTTTCCTTTTCACCGGAGGAGACGAGGAATGAAATTTACGATGAAGAATTGAGAAGTATGATCGAGGACTTTGTTCGAAAGAATATGGAGGGTCAGAGCGATGCCTACATCACGAAACTTTTCAAAAATAAGGAGACGTATTACGCGGCGACGACTTCTAGATATTGTGAAAATGTCAAAAGAAAACACGGGTCCAATCACGTGTGGTTCATCATAAGTGGAAGAGAGATTCTCCAGAAGTGTTTCAGCCGACACGAAACGATCGTAGGTCGCTGTGACGGGTTTTGTGAACATTTCTGTGGTCGAAGACACAAACTCGCGACTGGTATCGTGGACAAATTGTACCCCGAGAAGGAGGACCTTAAGAAGTGTCCGGAAATCAAAAAATACGTCGAGCAACCCCAGGTTGACGCGAAACCCGACCTCGAATCCTTCATCAACAAACACATGAAGACGGACGGTGATCTACAGGTCATAAAACTCACCAAGATGAAGGGGTACAGTCTCGCGATGACGACTTCGAGCTTTTGTGAAAACATCTCAGGAGAACACGAAGGTAAATTGATGTCCTACATCATAAAAAAGAATGAAATCACCCAAAAGTGTCCTATTTGTAAAAGGAGCAAGGCGAGAACACACAAATTACCATCTAAAATTACAGAAAAAGTGCATGTTAAAAGTACTTAAACAATTCGGAACTTAAAGTATAAATGACTGTTACACGTTTTGGCCGAGCTGTCAAGAAACCCGTTCTTTATGTACCCGCGGAGGAGGTACTTCTCGATGATTACGCTTCGGATGAGCACGATTCCGTGATTGATTCTGATATCGACACCGAGGATGAAGAGGGTTTCAGTTCAGAGGAGGACTACGATGATGACGCGGATGAGAATGGTAATCTCAAGGATTTCGTGGTAGACGATGAGAGTGAAAGTGAGGAAGAAGACGCTTAAAAAAAACAAAAACTATATTAGAAAATGGAAACGGACATAGGCAATCCCATTGAGTACAATCCCACGATAGACCCTTTAAATCAGGAGAAGGAAGAGGAGGAAGAGAAGCACGAACAACCCTATTACTTTCATCCCAGTGAGATGAATTACGCCCCACCTCCACCACCTCCCCAGAATGAGAAATTCGATCTATTCACGAACATTGATAAATCTACGTGGATAATCGCGTTTGCTGTTTTCTTACTTGGATTTTTTATGGGAAAAACAATGCAACCCGTCATACTCAGGTATACGTGAGTTCGCGAATACGCCTCGATAACTTGGTATCAGTATCTTCGTAACTCTGGGATTCAACGGGCTTTTGGGGATATCCACTTAGCCAGTGTTCATCGGGTACATTCGAATACGCGACGAACGTGCCTATATCACCGTATATAGGTTTAATTTTTCCACTAGCATCCCTCTTTATCAGTTGAGACGGATAACCAGGATGTATGAACGCATCATCCGTGTCTTCAACAAAACCGGCAGTTGTCGATGGTTCGGAAACTGTTTTGTTTTTTAAATCGTATGTTGGTTTAAAAAACAAAATAAAGAAAGCCCCAACGAAAAGGATCGTGAGGATAATCCTGAGCATTTTGTTTTATTGTATGTGAATATTATTTACGCAGAAGAAACCTCGGGTTCTCCCTCCTCCTTAATCTCCTCCATTTTTCCATCGGTCGACTCGGCCGCCTTGGCGTCCTCCTCGCGCTTCCTCTGGCGCTCCTTCATCTCCTCGTTCACAATATCGTCAGCCTCCTTGACGAGCTCCTCCATGGGAGTGTCGGGCTTCTCCTTCTTGAGTCGCTCCAAAACCTCCGCGGGGTGAGAGATGGGCGCCTCGTCGGGCTTGGTGTAAAACTTTGAGTTCTCGTCACCAGGAACGTATCCACCAGCCTTGGTTTCCATCATAGCCGCCTTGCGTTCTTGGAACATACGAGTAGCCTGTGCCTGGTTCTCCTTATAACCAGTCATGATTTCCTCAAGCTTCTCGTTGGTGTAGTGTACGTCCTCAATCTTCGTGGGGTCGGGGGGAATGAGAAGCCACTTGTACATGTCTACGACATAGATGTCAAAGGTGGGATCCTCCTTCTGAAGACGCTTCGCATGGTTCGCAGCCTCGTCGCGGTTCGCGAAGGCACCGCGAATCTTAATACCAAACTTATCATTCTTCTGCGGCGCCTCGGGGCCTACGATGGAGAGGCACGCGTAGATCTGTCCGGGGACGGTGGTATAATCCTGCTCGAGAGACATTATGATTTTATGTAAGCTTAAAACTTTAAGCCATTACTTACGTATCAAATGCACGAATATTGGGACAAACAACCCGTTCCTCGTGAAGGTACGGAACCCGGTGAAATAGACGAGTCTCGTGACATCACAAAAAAGACGACAAAACTTCCAGATGGTCTCGTATGGTCCTCGTGTACTCTGAAGGAGGCGTGTACATTTTTGAGAGAGTACTACGTGGTACACGGTGAGTTTAAACTGGCGTACACAGTCGAAGGTCTTAAATGGTCCATAGACGATAGCATAGCCATTCGAAAGGTGGATACGAAAGAGATGGTTGGATACATAGCCAGCACCCCTTTAGACGTGAACGTCGAAGGGAAAGAACTCAAGATGACCCAGATTGATTACTTATGCGTACACCCCTCGTATAGATCATCGAGACTCGCTCCACTTCTCATCACTGAAATAAAGCGTCGGGCGAACAAGAAGGGTATCTGGCAGGCTATCTATACGGCCGTGACCAAGATTCCCACACCCATCACGAAATCGTGTTATTGGCACAGGTTCTTGGACGTGAAACATCTCGTAAAGACGGGATTTCACCAGACAAATAGAGTCCGTGAGAAATTTTACGAGATTAGAGGACCGTGTAAACACGCGTGGAGAAAGATGACCGTGGAGGACATACCCAAGGTGACTTCGATACTCAAGGATCACGTGAAAGATGCCAAGATTGCTCCCATCATCACAGAAGAGTACGTGAAACGTGTTGTCCTACCTATTCATTCGTACGTGAACGACACTAATGATGATTTCATATCTTTCTATGACATTCCATATGAACGTCGTGACGGGTCGGGGACCGTGAACCAGGTGTACAGGTTTTTCATGGTCGGTGACGTGTACAACGACGCCTTCCTCATCGCCCGAAATCTTGGATTTCACGTCTTCAATAGCGCCGAAGCGGGTGTGTGTATCGAGACACTCGAGAAGGAAAAATTCATAAAAGGGTCGGGTTCGGTGTACTACTATATGTGGAACTGGCATCTAAGTGAACCACTCGAACTCAAAAAGCTTAAACTTATCATTCCATAAATAAGTATGGAAGAAATTCGCCGAAATCACAACGATGCCAAACGAACACTTATACAGTCCGTGGCTCGTGAAGGTCAACACATTCTCGACGTGGGATGTGGTTTCGGCGGGGATCTTCAAAAGTGGGCGAAATGTGGGGTGAACATTAACATGTGTGACCCCGAACCATCAGCCCTCGTAGAAGCCCGTTCGCGTGCGAAAAACATGCACATGCGCGTGAATTTTTACGAGGGTGACATTCGTGACTGTCCAAACAGAAAATTTGATATCGTGTGTTTTAATTTTTCGTTACACTACATCTTTGCATCGAGGGACCTGTTCTTCACTTCGATACACGAAATCAGGAAGCGTATGAAACCGGGTGGACTTCTCATAGGTATCATTCCGGATTCTGAAAAGATTATTTTCAAAACACCGTACCTAGATGATTCTGGAAATTTTTTCAAACTCAAGGAGCACGGAAATGGTGGGTTTGGTGAAAAACTTTTTGTGCACTTGACGGACACACCGTACTACGCGGAAGGACCAAAAGCGGAACCAGTCGCATACAAAGACCTTTTAGTGACATACCTGGAAGAGTTGGGGTTTAGTCTAGAATTGTGGGAGGGTCTCAAAGGAAATCCAATCTCGGAACTGTATAGCAAATTTATCTTTGTATATAAGAGATGATGATACTGATTCTTTTATTAATCGTCGCCTTGGTACTCGTGTACACCAGGGAACCGAGTGAACTCGTAGAGGTGAAGGAAAAGTACACGGTTCTCAGGAACCACCTTCGGGACACGGACAACCAGAAGTATCACATGCTACACAGGTGTATTCCCATCACCGGTATGAAACGAATGAATGGGTCGGTGGGTTCCAACACAAACAAAGGAGGAGAAATCATCGTGTGCCTCGACGGGAAGCCAAATGAGATTTTTCATGTGCTCATACACGAGTTGGCCCATTGTACCGTGAGTGAATACGAACACTCTCCGCAGTTTTGGGAAAATTACCTCGAACTTCGAAACATGTGTATCGAGTTGGGTATCTACGAACAGATTCCACAAAAGACGGAATTCTGTGGTCAGCACATTCAGGATAAATAATCTCAGTCTAGTTTAAATGAAGACACCGGTAAACATTTTGATCACGGCCATCGCGTACTGGATAGCCCTGTATGCCGTGACCCTCGTGCCACTCATCTCCAAAAGTTACCACCTTAACCTCATATGGTTCACTGTCGTTATACCCAACGTCATCCGTTTCGCCATCGGTAACATCCCACGACTCGCCGTGGACCGGATATTTTTCCTCTCTGCGACCTTCATCGCGTTAGTTATCACCTTCCTCATTAACCAAGTTTCGTCTGAGACGAAGAAGGCTATGACTGACCCTAAAGCCGACGTTAACAAGAAACTTA